CAACAGTCAAGGAAGTCATCATAGCAAATGCGGTATTTGAACAGATGCTTTCTGCAAAAACAATCTGTCATATGAACCAGCCGTCACTCACACAATCGGTCAGCAACTGCGAGAAGCGTCCGATAGGCTCGAACGGAGGATTCGGATATAAGTCAATCAAGGATACATCCGATATAGCACTGATGGAAAGCATGATATTTGCGCTGTGGCAATGCGCTGAAAAGAAAGTACGGAAAAAACAGAAGATATCTTGTTGATAGACAGACCGAAAGGCCTGTTTTTTTATTACCGATACCACCGGGTCAAGTTGGGAAGAAAGGATTTTATGGCAGATTTTACACCTATCACCACACAGGAAGAATTCAATGCTGCGATTGGTGAACGAATCAAACGTGAGAAAGAGACAATCTCACAGAAATACAGTGATTACGAGGATCTAAAGAATAAGACAACTGAATATGAGAAACAGATTGGAGAACTCAACAAAGCGATTGAGGATTCCGGAAAGAAATATGCAGATTACGATACAAAACTCGCGGATCTGCAATCAAAGGTGAGCGAATACGAGTCCAGCTCGGTAAAAACTAGGATTGCTCACGAAGTCGGAATCCCTTACGAGCTTGCAGGAAGGCTGTCGGGTAAGACGGAGGACGAAATCCGCAAGGATGCGGAATCTCTGTCGAAACTTATCGGCACACAGCACGCCGCTCCGCTCAAGTCGACAGAAACTGCTGTTGAAGATCCAAAGAAGTCAGCACTTAAAAATCTAGCAAAGAATTTAACAGGAGGAAATTAAACAATGGGTGACATTTTAACAAAAGGAAGTTTATTCCCGGAAGAACTGGTTCCGCAGCTTGTTCAGAAGACAACCGGTGCATCCGCGCTGGCAAATCTCTGCGCTTCTACACCAATCCCGTTCAACGGACAGAAGGAATTCACATTCCAGCTCGACAAGGAAGTGGACGTTGTCGCTGAAAACGGCGCGAAGTCTAAAGGCGGGGCGACGATTACGCCGCGCACGATCCTTCCAATCAAAATTGAATATGGCGCAAGAATCTCCGATGAATTCATGTATGCGTCGGAAGACCTGCAGCTTGACTACCTGACGGCATTCAGCGATGGATTCGCGAAGAAGGCAGCAAAGGGTCTTGATCTGATGGCATTCCATGGAATCAATCCGCGTACTGCGGTAGCGTCCGCCGTCATCGGTGACAACCATTTCGATAAAGCTATTACGCAGGCAATCACGCAGGCTTCCGAAACTGCAGATGCAGAAGTTGAAGCTGCAATCGCTCTCGTTCAGGGAAGCGATCACGATGTGACCGGAATCGCAATGGCACCGGCATTCAGATCCGCACTGGCAGCGCTTGTCACTACCGGCGGAGCAAAGATGTATCCGGAACTTGCGTGGGGCAATAAGCCGAGCGCACTGAACGGCCTGACGGCGCAGTCTACATCGAACTTAAGCGCAAATTCCAGCAAAGACCGCGCACTGGTGGGCGATTTCGCCAATTATTTCAAATGGGGATACGCAAAGCAGATCCCGGTTGAAGTCATCCAGTATGGCAATCCGGATAACGACGCTGATCTCGGAGACCTGAAGGGACACAATCAGATTTATCTCCGTGCTGAAATGTATCTCGGCTGGGGCATCCTTGATGCAACGGCATTCGCATTCATCAAGGCTGGTGCCTGATGAAATTACGGAACACAGTAACAGGAGCTGAAATCGAGACATCCTGCAAAGTGTCCGGTGGGAATTGGGTTGAGGTCGCTTCGGCGGCCTCTTCTCATGTCAAAGAAGAAGCACCTGAAAAGAAAGGTAAACCGGTGAAAAAATGAGCGCAGCAAACTATGCGACCGTCGATGACGTGCAGGCTTTATGGAGGACATTGACATCTGAAGAACAGACGCGTGCGACAAAGCTAATCGGAATCATATCTGCCTGCTTACGGGAAGAAGCAATTAAAGCCGGTAAGGATCTTGACATGATGATTTCTTTGGACTCTAACCTCGCGGAAGTTGCAAGATCAGTCACGGTTGACGTAGTTGCTCGCACCCTGATGACATCCACGGATCAGGAGCCAGTGACGCAGTTCAGCCAGGCGGCTGGAGGATACAGTGCGTCCGGGACTTTCCTTGTTCCTGGAGGTGGTCTGTTCATCAAGAAGTCGGAACTGGCGCGTCTGGGACTCACAAGGCAGAGATATGGGGTGATTGATTTCTATGGCGATGATTAAAGGGAAAGACGTCACTTTATATGACAAGGTAGAAAGCGGAAAAGACGGGTTTAACCATCCGGTATATACGGAGACGCCTGTCGTCGTGAGCAATGTCCTTATCAGCCCGGTATCATCTGACGCGGTAGTCAACGAGAACCAGTTGAGTGGGAAACATGAGGTATATGAACTCAGCATACCAAAGGGAGATACCCATGAATGGATAGACAGAAGGATAGACTTCTTTGGGGATTCATGGCACTCATTCGGGTTTCCTACGGAGCTGATCGAGGAGAACATACCGTCAGCGATACCATGGAACAAGAAAATCAAGGTGGAGAAATATGTCAAATCTTAACGTCGTTCTCAACAGCGAAGGGATACAGGCTCTCCTGAAATCGGATGAAATGAAAGCGATATGCGAAGAGCATGCGCAGGAAATCAGAAGCCGGTGCGGAGACGGTTATGAAATGGATAGCCGCGTAGGTAAGACTCGTGTAAATGCAATGGTCTATGCCGATACCGTAAAAGCGAAACGAGACAATTCAAAGAACAACACGATCCTGAAGGCGCTGAGATGATTGAAGAGACTGTATTGAATTATTTAACAAGCGGACTTTCCGTACCGGTATACATGGAGCTTCCGGACGATATAAAGGGAGACTTTGTCGTTATGGAAAAGACAGGGAGCGGAAGAAACGACAGGATAGACGACTCGACATTCGCTATTCAGTCATATTCCGACAGCCTGTACGGAGCCGCACAGCTTAATGCTTCTGTAAAGAAGCTCATGGACGAAATAGACACGCTTGATTCAATCGGAAGCGTATCGCTGAACAGCGATTACAACTATACGGATACATCTATGAAGAAATACAGATATCAAGCTGTCTATGACATTATTCACTATTAACGAAAGGAGCCACAATCATGGCAAATGACGCAACTAACGTAACAGTAGGAAAGCCGAAAGTAGGCGGTGCAATTTACAGAGCACCTCTTGGAACTACACTTCCGACAGACGCGACAACCGCTTTGGATGCAGCTTTCAAGGCACTTGGGTATGTCAGCGAAGATGGACTTACGAACTCGAACTCTCCGGAATCAGACAAGCTGAAAGCATGGGGCGGAGACACGGTCTACGCATATCAGAAGTCAAAGGACGATACATTCAAATTCAAGCTCATTGAAGGACTGAACGTTGAAGTCATGAAGGCCGTATATGGCGATGACAACGTGACAGGAACGCTCGATACCGGAATCACAGTCAAGGCAAACAGCACGGAACAGGCTTCCTGCTGCTGGGTAGTTGAAATGATCCTCAGAGGCGGAGTACTCAAACGTATCGTCGTTCCGTCTGCGAATGTAACGGCAGTCGGGGATATCGTCTATAAGGATTCCGATGCGGTCGGATATGATACGACCATCTCGGCGTCTCCGGATACCGCAGGCCAGACACATTATGAGTACATCAAGAAAGGGGCTGCAGCATGATAGAGGGAAAGACTTCTACCGGGTTCTCGTTCAAGCTGAATGAAAACATTATCGACAACATCGAATTGGTAGACGCACTCGCGGAAATGGAAGAAAACCCGATTGCGCTGTCAAAGGTGATGAAGATGATTTTCACGGACAAAACGAGAAAAGCACTTTATGACCATGTCCGCACAAAAGACGGAAGGGTCCCGGTTGAGGCGATAAGCAACGAGATCCGGGATGTCTTCCAGGCATTTGGAGAAAAAGGAAAAAAATCCTTACCCTCTCCGGAATGATAGGAGCCGACAGGGATGCAGTCATCTGCGACCTTGCCGAAACATACGGAATATTCGATTATCGGGCGCTGCCGGTAGAGATGCTGGCAACGCTCGTTGTCGGATTGAGGGACAGTTCCAGAATCAAGATGCATATAGCCGGTTCAAAATCCGCACAGGATACGCTTCTTATCGCAGCGGCGGTTGACAGATTATCGCTGATTGTATGGTCCATGTCGAAAGATGCTCAGACCGGAGAGAACCGTCCAAATATGCTTCTCCCAGTTCTGATGAACGGGAAGCAAGAAGAAAGAAATAACAGTAATACCGTGTTTGGAAGCGGAGAAGAGTTTGAAGCTGAAAGAGAACGGCTGATAAGGGGTAACTAATGGCTACTGAATTAGCAAAAGCATACGTCCAAATCGTACCTTCCGCGAGAGGAATACAGGGTTCTATTTCGAACGCCCTTGGAGGAGAGGCCACGAGTGCCGGTAATTCCGCCGGTCAGTCTGTAGGGTCTAACCTTGTCGGAAAACTCAAA